GGAATTGGCAGCGATGCAGCAGCGGCCAATGCGCCACTTACACCAGCCCAAGTTGATGGCTCTTGAATGCGTTTTTTAGGCTTCTTTGTCATTTTGAAATACCTTTCTTGTATTGACCATCCCGCAACGTTAACAACTCTCTGCGCATCTTCGGGTCGAACGAAATGTGAATCCATGTGCCTTCCAGAATCAGTTGGTCAAAGCTGATCGACGAGCTGTTTGCAAGCTCCATGGCGACCTTGTATGGACTTCCGTATTCCGGGCATGTGAAGTCCACCGCGTACCCAGTCTGGTGCGCTGAGTTGGCAACGCCTCCTACTGCCTTGTTTAGCTCGGAGCAGCGATAGCCAGAGCTGATCAGAATTGGCTTACCGAGCAATGCGCGGATCATTTCCATGTGGCCTGCAGTTGACCAGATCCGGCGAACCACATCAGGCGGCGGCGTATTGTCTATGCCGTGCTGCGTCGCTACGTTCGAGCGGATAAACTCTTCTAGCGTGAAGTGCGCCGTTAGCTTGGTCATTTGTCGGCTTTCTGGTCGAGCTTGTCCTCGATCCTGTCCAGCTTGCGGAACACCGCGTCGATCATCTCTTTTATGTCTGACTTGAAGCCCGCAAGATCGTTTTTGTGTACGTATTCACGCGCCAGGGTGTTGGCGACGTTTTGCAGCATCGTTTCTAAATGCTCAGTCTTTGCGTGTAACTGTCTCAAAAACCATCCGCCTATTGCGCTGACAGCCGTCAGCAAGCCAAGGGCGATTTCTTTCCATTCTGGTGTCATTGGCGATAGCCCAAAGAAAAAGCCCCGCATAAATCGGGGCCGGAAATGAAAAACCCCGCCGAAGCGGGTGATGGGCAATAAAAAACCCGCCGGGGCGGGTTGTATGTAATCAAATAAACTGAATATCAAGATCGTCCACGTCAAAGTTGTGGGCTGCCATGGCATCAAGATTAATCAGCAATCCGTAGTAGGTAGCGCCTTTAAGCCCCGCCTGAAGCGGCGTTTTGCGATTCAGTGCATTTGATTTGATCTCGACCCAGTTGCCTGACGTATCCGTAAAGCTGATCGCCGTTTCTGCAGCATTTTGTATCGCAATTGCGGTTACGCCGGCATTAGCGCCGGGTAGGGTAGTTGCGTAAATAGGCTGAATCGTTGCTGTCCCTGCTACGGTTTTACGGAAATACCCACGGAAACTGCCGCGCTTGTGCTGGTCGCGCACTGGAACTAGCATCACGAAACGGGCAGATGTTCCGCCTGCACCGACCTTATTGCACCGTAGAGCGCGCGACCCGCCATGGTACGGGGAAATAGATGCCGATGAGACAATAGTTAGATTTGTTCCGGTTAAGCGCGACGTAATAGCAGCAGTATCGGCCGTGATCTGAATCAGATCTAGGACGCTGCCATTTTCAAATCCGCCGTCTACCATTTCGCTTTGCGCCGCTGATATGAGTAGAGGGAGATCGTTTGTAGATATGGAAGTGATCCCGTTAAGCAGCGTTTCGCCAGCGCCTGTTGCGAAGTAGCCTGTATTCGTGTACCCACGGTACAAATCTGTTCCGTCGAAATACACACCACCTGAACCGACCGGGATAGAGTTGTCCACGAAATAATTGATAGTTCGCCCAGCAGTGGTGCCGTAAACAAGCTCGCCACCAATCATGCGAATGACAGACCCGTCGCCACTGGCGATAAAAGGCGTTGTACCTGGATAGTATGCGGCGGCGGCTTCGCCCTCTACGTGAGTGCCTACAAGCTCGACCTTCGCGCCATTGGCAACCAGAACCTGAACCTGATTGTAGTCAATGCTGCCCCCGCGAAACTTGAACCAAGTCCCCACATTGCCGCCAGCAGTGGCGCCTTCGCCAATGATTACGCCGCGTGTGCAGTTGTACACCATCACGTCATCGTAGGTAGTTCGCTCGCCGGAATCGCCGGGATTATTCCTGTAAACAATACCGTTGCTGCAGTTGGAGATTTCGCCGTGTTTCAGTACCTCTCCGTAGGAATGGCTGTAGTGCTCTGTGCCCACCGCAAAATCACGGATATAAAAATCACGCGCACCGCTACGGGCTGGCCCAGGCTTTTGCGTGCCTGCTCCGTTGGGCTGGTGGAATTGCAGCCCTTTAACGGAAGAAGCGTAGCCTGGCCCTTTCAGCTTGAAATTGGTTAGATTGAACAGCGAATTACCGTATGAGATGTTTTCCGGAACGATCGTATTATCTTTGTCTGCCGACACGCGCCAAGCGGTGCCAGACACCATATTACTCGCGTCAAAGGTAGCGCCTCTGAAATCGAAAAGCGCACCAGTCGATGCATCAAAGACGATCCCTGAGTCAATCCGGACAACCAGACCGTCTGCAGGCATAACCAAACCGCATCGTTTTTTTAACGATGTTATTTCATCTATAGCAGCCTGCAGCGCAGCAGAGTCGTCTACTGTTCCAGACCCCACAAAACCGTTTTTTGACAGGACTTTTTCTGATTTTCTGCTGGCTGCAACGAATTCGTTACCACCGCCAACAATTGCGATTGCACTGCCCGCCGCATCCGTCGCCAGCTGGGCCACATTCGCCAGCGTAGATGCCGCATTGTGTACTGTAATCGCCATGTTAACCCCCTACCGTGCATGTAACAGCGGCGTTGGTGCCCGATATCGCCGTCACGTCGGCGCGCAGATACGGCCACGCGCCCATATCGGTCACGCCATCTATTGCAGATGTCGTGCCGGAAAGCGTTACGGTGTACAGCGTCACGAGATCGGTGGCGTTGTTGCCGGCCTTGATCGAAATTATTGCCGACACCGCCCCGGTGCCTGACACCTTGCACACAAAATGCCGTGGCGATGGGATCGGCGTAACCTGCTTTGCTGTGCCATTGCTGACGCTGGTCACTGCGCTTAGCAGTGTTTCGGAGTAGTTTTCGTTGCTCATGTTTTACACCTTGAAGGAGATACCGTCGAGAGAGAACCAAGCGTTACTGCCAGTCGCCACCACAGCGCCGCCGGTCGCAATATCCACATAGCCAAATGCGCTATTTGATGCCGCAGCAAAAATCATGCTCTTGGATGGCCGGTAGCCGGATGGCAGCGTGAAAATTGCAGTGCCGTTGGTGCCGTTTTTTGCCACACCCCGCAGATGAACCACGCCGTGCGAGTCTTTATAGTAACCAACGCTGTGATAGCTGGCGCTGGAATCTACCCAGCCATTTTGATAGGTGGCGTTAGTCCATGCGGGTTGGGCAATTGTGGTGCCTGAGTCATCCGATACCACTGTGTTTACCGTTGCGTTTGCATCAAGCAGAGCGCCGCCGCCGTCGTTTTTCGGGCCGATACACACAATCGAGTCGATAGACGACACACCAGCAATTGCCGCCACGTTAGAGCGCAGCGTGCCGCCCATGATGGTCGCGCCGCCGCCAGAGCCGGAAAAGAACTTGATGCAGTTCAGCCCGGTCGCGGCAATGATAAAAACGTCGTGAATCGATGGGGAAACCGTTTCTGTAACGGCAGTGCCGGCGTACGTCGTCGTTGTAAACACGATAGGTATGCCGCTTGCGCCTTCAAACTCGCCACCACGAATAGAAAGCCCTTGACCTGCGGCGGAACGGATTTGAGTGACAAAACCTTGATAGTTGTTGTCAACGAATGAATGCGTTACCCCGCCGTCGTCAACAATGGCAATCGCCGCGCCGTTGTCGGCATTGAACTGGCAGTTTTTGATGCTAATCCGGTTTGTGTAGAGCGTTGATGCGCCGATGGTATGATCTGGCCCGTTCACCAACCAAACGCAGTCTTGCAGCGGGTTATAAAAGTCGCAGCCGTCGTCAATATCCGCCAGTTCGGTCTGGTCGAAAATTACCTGGTGCTTGAAACCCTCAAATTTGCAGTTCTTGATGCGGACGAAAGTACCGCCAATGTCAACGAAGCCGCAGCCCGTGTTGCTGCCGTTGTTGCAAGCAATCCAGCAGTCCTGAATCGTAATATCAACGATGGTCGAGCTATTAATTGGCCACGTTGACTTGATGCCGTCGCCGGTATGATTGAACAGGAGCTTGGAAAGCGACTTGCCGACGCCGCGCAAGTGAGTTTTCTTGTAAATGTTGATTGATGCGGAGCAAACATACGTACCACCCGGAACGCTGATAGTGTACCCGCCGGCGGTGTTGGCGAAATCCAGTGCAGCCTGAATTTTGGCGGTGTCGTCTGTAACGCCATTGCCTCTTGCGCCGAACTTCTTGACATCCAGCGCCGAATAAACCCGCTCCCATCGTCCTGCACCCGGCGCCGAATTGGGAATAATCACCGTTCCGCCGTTGTCCGCAGCCGTGCTCGATCCGTTCCAGCGGAAGATATCGCCAGCGCCATCGCCGGCAGAGTAATAGCCAAGCACCTGCACAGATGAAAACTGGCCAGCAGATAACGCTTTCAGGTCTGCAATCGTATTGACCACCGAACCGGACAGCGACGGGATGCCGACGTTATCAACCGGGAAGCCGCTAATACTCTGGTCGTTTACCGGGTCGCGCACGTCGATCTTATACAGCGCTGCGCCAAAATGAATGTCCGCCTCGCCGTTGGCATCCAGAATCACCGGGTTGGCGTTCGGTGTTGCGCCGTTTACGTCTGAGTATGTGACAAGCGGTGTTGTCGTGCCGGCGGCGTAGGTGTATACCTTGTAGCCCGATGCAGGCAGGCTGGTTGTTGGTAGCAGCACTTTGAAGCGCGGGTAACTTGCTTTTGTCGCCATATGGCCCTCAAAAGAAAAGCCCGCGCTCGGCGGGCCTGAAAAAAACAAAAACCCGCGCGGAGGCGGGCTTATGGAACGATGGCAGATTATTGGTATATCAGCGGCAATCGCGCCGCTTCTAAAGTTTGGCTTTCATGCGCTAGCTAAATCTATCGAATCACTGGTCCTCAAGATACGCTTGCGCCGCCGGAGCCGCGCCGATACCAAACGATTGCAGCGCATTTCTGGCCGCGGCGGCTCGCGGATCATTGACCACGAGTGATTTAGCTAGTCGTTGCTCGAATGGCTGGGTTGCGGCTTTGGCGTGCGTTGCCGCTTGCGCCGCCTTTGCCGTGTGCTTCAGCGCGGGACCGACCGCCGGGACCTTGTCCAGCAGGTTGATAAACATGTTGCCCATGTTCGCCAGCCTTGATGCGGTTTGAGAGCCACCAGCCAGCGAAGGCTGTTTGCGTTCCAGAATCTGCGCAGCGGTTACAACGTCGTTAATCTGTGATGCCAGCTCCGGGCCTAGCAGGGTTTTCAGCTTGTCCTGTCCGATGCGTTCAAGCTCGCGCTTCATGGTCGCCGGGCGAATAATCATTTTGCCGTTGACCTCTTCCATGCCCTTGTCTTTCAGGTGCTGAATGGCAGCGGCGCGAAGGTCTTTCATGTCAGCACCAAGGCTGACGGCGTGGCGTAGTTCCTTGTTTGAGCCGGAGAACAGCAGTGAGTTAAACACCTTTTCGTCTGACACCTTGTCGGTGCCGCGATACATGTTTTTCATCTCAAGCAGCTTGGCAACCGCTTCGGAGTCGCCAAACTTGCGCCCCATCTCGCGCCGTGCGGCAATGGCGGTTTTGTATTCCGCCCCGCCTAGTTGCTCGAATAGGTCGTCAACTTGGCTTTTCAGTCCGCCCGCATAATAACCCTTGGTTCCGCCGTCCAGCGTTGCAGCCGTTGCTGTCTTGCGTAGCTCGTTCAGTCGCTTCAGTTCCACCGGACGCGCAACATAACGCCCGTCACGCTCACCGATGATGCCAAGCGCCTTGGCCCTACCGGCTAGCGCGTCAACGCCTTCAAGTCCTGCGTTCTCTTCAAACCACTTGACCAGTTGTGGCGCGGCAACGACTTTGCCGCCTGCTGCCTCTTCGGCCTGCTTATACAAGCCGCTGACGTTGGCCTTTTCTGCATCGTAGAGCGACTGCAAGCCGCCACGGTAATTCTCGCCAACACGCTGAAGGTTGACGCCTTCGCCGCCTGTCGCCTTTGTCAATTCGTCAAAGTTGTCCGACATGAGCTGACGCTGTTGTTCTCTTGCGCTGCGGAATTTTTCGCCAAAAAACCCGGAATCGCTGAGCAACGCTTCCCGCTCTTGCTGCACATAATTCTGCGATAGCTGGCCCTTTGTGCCCTTGATCGGCTTTGGCAATGACGCCAGCAAAGCGGCGCGGGCTGCCTCATCCGGTGCGATTTCGCCGCCGGTGTTGATGGCTTGGCGGTAATACTTCGCCACGTTGTTTTTTGCGGCGTCGCTGAGGCCGTCAAAATCAATCCCGGACTTTGCAAGTGCGGCCTGGATGTCTGGCAACTCTTGCGCGGTCAGCGGGATATCAACCGATGCGCGGCGCTGTGCGGCTTTGGCTACCTGATTGCCGACAATCGAACCGACCTTCTGGCCGATAGCGCCCCCTGCCGCGCCCATTGTCACGTTGCCAATTCGACTATCATCACTTGCCACGGGGGCCAGAGCGCCAAGCGTTGCGCCAGCAGCAGCCGCGCCTTTGATGGTTTTTGCTGCGTTCAAACCTTCACCGGCGGCGGTCAATATGCCGCCCGCTTTCGCCAGCATCGGAGCCTTGCTAACCAGCGCACCGGCGCCTTTTAGCGCTCCACCCGGTGCCAGAGCAAGCGCTGCATTGCCTGCGATATTGCCAACCATGCCAGCGCCCGTATTCATGAGCGGCTTGTCCAGTTCTTTCGCCGCGTCGATTTCCGCCTGAATCGCTTTCTCGTCGCCAATGCCGACGTAAGAGGCCAATTGCCTTGCGCCACGGTATGCATCAACCGCAGCCTTCCCAGCGCCGGCCAGTCCGAGAGCTAACGAATTAGGCAGCTTTATTCCGGTGTCGATTCCGAACGGGACGAAGTTGTAACTTTCTTTCGTCGGATCGTAATCGGCTGTTGCTGGCTGTTGCCGATTGGACATGTGCTTAGAAATCGCTGCTTCCGCCTGCTCTGGCGTAGTGCCGTCCGGCACCTCAAATCGTGCAATTCTGCCGTCTGGCAACTGAAAACGCGCTATTGGCATTATTCAAACCCCAAAAACTTTACGCCGCCATTGATTGTGCGCCCGCCCCCGATAACGCCGGAAGATGTTTGCGGCGCATTCGACGGAACCACCTGCAAAGGCTTGCCGCTGTAAGCGTCGTTCAGGTTGCGGCGCTTGTCTGCTACAAGCTTATCGAGCTGGCTCAATTGGTTGATGAGCGCCGGTTTGCCGGTGATGTTGCCCATAATTCCGGTCGGGTCTTTGATTGATTTCTCCATCAAGGCGAAGTCGCCGCCTTGAAGCACACCAAGATTGTATGCCTCTTTAGCCAGCGTCATCAGGTTGACGTATGCCGCTTGCACTTCAGCCGTGTCTTTGCCTGGCACAATACGGGTGCCAACCTTACCGAGCACATCACGATAGTTGTTCAGCGCGGACTGAAGGTCGTTCAGCTTGATCGAGCCTTCGCGCAGCTTGGTGCGGTCGCCGGGCGACAGCGGCATAGCGCCATCTGCGCCTGATTTGGCTTGCGCAAGCTGTAGCTGGATATCTTGTCCGCGTTTCTGTAAGCCAAGCGATGCGTTATGCTGCGCCGCATGCTGCGCCATTCTGCGCTCTTCAAGTGAATAGTTTTTCTGCCGCCATTCATTGGCAAGCTGATCTGCTACGCTCAAAACTGAGCGCCGCGTTGTCTCAACAAATGCCGGATCATAAACCGCCGGTGCCTGCGACGTGTCGAGCCCGGCTTCTTTGGCGGCTCGCAGCGCCACTTCATAGCTCTTCTGGTCTTTTGCGCCGTTCACGACCTGGGCAAACTGGTTGACCTTATGCAGTCGCTGCTCAAGGTCAAACTTTTCAGCGTTGCGCTTTTCGTTCATAGCGGCGCGTTCTTCTGCCGACTGTGCAAAGGTCATTTGCTGGCCTTTGCTCTCGAAATCCTGTGCCGTCGCCGGGTCGATCTTGTACATGTTTGCGACGGTCGCGGCGCGGTCAATCTTGCCATCCGGGCCGATGACGGCAGCCTCGCGCAACGCCTTCTGCCGCGCCATGTCCTGCAAAGCGTTCTGCATCTGCATAGAGCGGTATTGGCGTTGCTGTGCCGCGTCCTGCTGCTGTGTCGCCATCTGAAGCGCGTTCTGGAACGATCCAAACGGGTTCATTCCTTCGCCAATTCGGCCAGCTTGTAACGGGATGTTTGTGTCTAGTGCCATTATTGACCTACCCCCCAGCCTGGGCGCGGCTGATTCAGCCCGTACATTGTCCCAGCAGCACCGCCGCCACCCATTCCGCCAAATCCTCCGCCAGCCATCATGCCGGCGGCGCCAAATGCCATGTTGGTGATATTGTTCAGTGCGTTGCCATAAGCCTGCGCACGGCCCATTGTGCCGGCTGCTTGTGCATTTGCAGCCTGCATCATGTTGCTTCCCGCCTGCGTGCCATAATTCGCCGCCATCTGGTTGCCTGTGTTGGTCGCGTTTTGACCGACCCCAGCCAATGCCGACAGGCGGTTAATCGCCCGGTCCTGGTCGCCGTAGAATCGATTATAGGCATCGCCCCATCGCGCATATTGCTGCGTCTGGTCGTTGTTGAAGCGTTGCAGTGCGTTTCCGTATTCGTCGCTGGCAACGCCTTGCCGGTATCGTTCCAGCGCCCGCAATGCGCCACCGGATAGCAGGCCACCGCGCGCCGCCGCGCTGCGCTCCAATCCGCGTTGGCCTTCTGCCATGCGGAACTGATATCCAGGGTCGGCTTGGAAATCCTGAGCTGTGAACGTGCGATATTCAGGCGCGGCAGTTTCGAATTGGCGGTTGAATTGCCCCCACTGATACGGCCCCTGAAGGCCATGGCTCAGCACATTCAGCGCTTCTGCCCCGGCTTCACGCCACGGAGCAAGATCGGCCCGGCCCTGCTCATAAAATTTCCGCTGCAACTCTGTCGCGTTATTAGCGGCTTCGGCCTGAGTGTTGGCCGCTTGCTTCGCTGCGTCAGCCCCTTTTTTTGCGCCATAGAGACTTGCCGCCGCCCCACCGCCAGCCAGCAATGCGGTTTCAATGCCCATAATCTGCGCTCTCTTTTCTGTAAATTACTGCGTCGTCTGTTACTGCAAACGGGGTAAACCCCATGCGTTCCACAAAATCACGGCCCGTCTGATTGCCTCTGGCGACTTCGGTTTGCACATAGCCATATGTGCGCACGATTGGTGCGATGTATTTACGCCACACCGCACGGGCAGACCATCTGCGCTTTGCCTGATCGGGTATGCACGCATGCACCCTCGGGCCGTTCGTCATCAGAACGGCAACCGTCTGGCCTTTAACGTCGATTGGCAAAAAAGACCAACCAGCACACACGCGCCGGAACTCATCGATATCAATCCCCGGCATACGGTCTTTTGCAGACTCATAAGCCAGCGTAACAAGATCAATCATGTCCGATTCGAGAGATCGATCTTCAGATTCACCGACGTGGCCGCCGAGGCGTTGGCGTTGACAAACATTCCAGCGGTCAGCCTCTGGCCGACGACTTCCGGGAATGTATACGCCTCGCCGGATTGCAGCGTTTTGGTGACAAAGCGATTCGACGTCGCCACGCTGCCGCCACTGCTGACGATGTTGATAATCACCGTCCTGGCGCTCGCGTTGTCGTTGTAGGCGGTGCATTTGACGATGGTAGAAACCACGCCGGAGGCGACCGCCGACACAACTGTGTTGTCACCGCTGGCCAGCTGGCCGTTATATGCGCAAGTATCTGCCATGCTCTTTTCCTTAACTCATGATCCCGTTCGCCACCAGCGCGGCGCGGATGTTGTTGAGTAGCGTCACGATGCCATCAGCTTGTGCGGCTGTCGTGTAGCCGTATGGTGTTGTATTCGTCGACGCTGTCGAGCTGACCGCACCGCCGGATGCATAGGCGGTCTGCGCCGCGGCCCCGTTGCAGCCAAAAGCGCCGCTAATCGCCATGGTTCCGGTAACCGTCCCGGCGCCGACCGATGTGATTTTGAGCCGTTCCGATCCGCCCGTTATCACGCGCCAATAGCTGCCGTCAGATTGCATGTAAGGCCCGACACCAGTGTCAGTGCCGTTAGTCCATCCGACGTTGCTGCCCGGTCCGAACGCCACTATATATGGGTTGTATGTGGAGCCATTGAACTTGGCAGTGGTAAACCTGCCAGTGGTCGCCGTCGTTGCGCCGATGGTCGTGTTGTTGATGGCGCCGCCGCTGATCGTCGCGCTGCTGATGCTGCCACCGGTAATGGCTACGGTCGCGGCATTCTGTTCGGCCATTGTGCCGAACTCGCGAACAATACCTGGCTCAGGTTGCGGCTGCGCTGATTCGGTCAGCGCTTGTACTGCGTTTCGCAGTGCGTTGATTTCTGCCCGTAGCTGGTCAAGCTCTGCCGCGTGCTGGTCTGTTTCAGCCTTGCGGATGTCCATCAATGCGCTGTTGATTGGCTCAATGGCCGCGCCAATCACGCCCTCAAGCAGATATTGCAATTCATTGTTATCGGCAACGCCCAGATCCTGCAGCGCCAGCCACCATGCACGCGATACGGTGCCGTTCTGGTCAAGAAACGGGGTCTTCAGAAGTCCGGCATATAACCCCATCACGTCACCTCGATGTCAGCGCCGAACAAGCCAATTTTTACCGGGTCGGTGCCGCTCACCTCGAACACGCGAGAGCGCGAACGACCTAGCCTTGTCCAGTAGATACGCGAGTCATATTCGCCCATCGCACCCATGCTGCACCGCTCTTCAGCCGTCCATGTGTGCCCGCCGTCGTCTGAGTAGCGCAGCATGATTTGCGGGTCAGAGCCCTGCCCGCTTGCCAGCCCGACACCGGTTTCTGCGAACAACTCCAGCCGCCCGAAGTGCCGCCACGCTGGCGACGGGTTTTGCAGCGCCTGCCATGAGCGCAGCCAGCGCCGGGTGTTGCCTGCATCGGTGTAGGTGCTCAGATTGAGCTTATAAATCCGCCCGTTTTCGTAATCACCGACGATGTGATTGCCGTTGAAATAGGCGTAGCAGTTGGCGCGGTAACGGGTAAATGATGCGGTCGCAACGTCCCAGTATGCCCGCTGGTGCCACATCGGCTTACCCATCTTGGCCGATGCAGTCAGGTCATAAACCCATGTTTCACCGGCAGTCGGGAAGGTCAACACATAGAACGTCCCGCCCTCTTGCTGATAAGCAAAACCTATCGCATCGCCAGCAGTCGAATAACCCTGAATTTCCTTCTCGATGGCATGCGAGCTGATGCGCTGCGGCACGTACCCGGAGGCCATAAACACCATGCCGCCGCCTTCGTCGTTCTGACCTAGCCAGAAGATCGTGTTTCCGGCACGTGCAAGGCTGTATCGAGCCTGCAGGCCCATTTCAATGGCCGTGCCCTGGATTGCCTCAAACGGAAAATCAATGCCGCCCGTGTTGCGGAATGGCTCAATGGACTTTTCGCCAAATACCCACAGTTCATCGTGCGAGCGCATCACCGCCACAACAGCATCCGGGTCGCTCTCTGCCGAAGCGAAGTCGAGCCCGTCGATATTCTCGCCGTCGTAAAGCCCGGTCAGCATGAACAAGCCAGTGCCAGGCGAGTTGAACGCAAAATACCCGTCAACGAACGTGACAGTCTCAGCGCCGGGAAAATCAGCGTCTGCAATGGCCGTCAGCACCCCGCCCGCGTAGATATAGCCGCCGCCGTCAGCGATGAACACCTGCACACCGTTGTCCGCCATGCTCACCTGACCTGACGACGTGCCCAGCGTGCCGACTTCGGTCGCGCCGTAGCTGGTGTTGATGCTGTAGAGCTTGTTGCCCACCACCGCCAACAACTCGCTAGGCCGCGCCAGAAGGCCGCGAACAGTCGCAGATTTTGGCGTTACAAGCAGATCAAGGCCAGGACATCCAATCAGCCCGCCGATGCGAGCGCCTTGATTCGTGTCCTCGATCTGCGGAAACAGATTGATGCAACGTTGGGCGGATATGTCGGAGCTTCGCGCAAGGTATGCGCCGCCCAAAAATGGCGATTCCATCAGAAGTAATCCGCCTCAGTTGTCACAATATCCACCGGCAAGGCGTTCAGGCGACGAATTGTTACCATCGCCTGCGCAGCCTCTGCCGCGTAACGCGACATGCGTGCCTCGTCGACGTGGTACTGGTCAGCCAGGTCATACTTGACCAGATCAACCAGCGCTCGCATGAACGCTTGACCGACGTCAGGCGCGGTATTCTGCGCTGTGTCGTCAGTAATCTTTTCGTAGGTCAGCGATGCCGTTCCGCTCTGGTTCGGTACCGGCCAGAAATAGAAGCTGCCACCAGACAAGAACGCATAGAGCGGCTCGCCCTGTTCGGTCTTTGTCGGAAGGGCGGCATATTGCATCGGGCCGATGATTTCAACCTGGTAATCGTCACCATTCAGCCGCGCCATGATTTTGAGCGGCAATAACAGGTCAGTCGGAGCCGTGGCGGTCTGTTGCCCAGCGGTCAACGTCAGATTCTGCGACGTCGTGCCAGACACTTTACGCCACAGCTCGCCCATTGCGTGAAGCTCTTTCAGGCGTAAATCGATGGCCTCATAAGCGGTGTCGGCATCACTCGCCTTCAGCGCCTGTTTCGGGTCGATCACCCGCAGCTTGCTCAGCGCCAGCTTGGCTATCTGTTCCCGTGTCCTGGTAAACGTCACTGACATTGCGCGGCTTTCTTGTTGGTTTCGGCTTCACTTCATCAAAATGGCTGTTTCCGGCCAACTTCTGAATCAGAAAGGCGTCCTGTACTGTTACTGGCGCACCCTGCGGAAAAGTAACCCCATATAGGATCACTTCCGCATGATTGCCGTTATAGGCAAACTGGCGCATCAAGGCACCACGTATTCGATCACCACAGACAATGTGCCGGCAGCGAAAGTCGCGGCAGTGGCTACGCACGTCACAGCAATCACGGTTTCAGCACTGAATGCTTGCGGGCCGTCTGTCACCAGCTTCCCGCCAAGCGCGAAGTTATAGCCAGCCTCGGGCTTGATTCCCGCAACCGTGTCGGTGGTGAATACGCCAAGATTGCCCAAACCGTCCGGATCTGCGGCTTCTACGCCGTTAGCCAGCCAGCCCACGTCCAGATCCAGTGTTTCGGTCGCGTTGGTGTCCAGATCGTCGGAATAAATCCGGCCACCGACAATGACTGCCCCTGCAGGAATGCGGCACATCTCGTAAACGTCATTTGCCACCGGGTTAGCGGTCACTTCGATGGTGCCGTAGGCGGCGCACAAAACGCCGGAGCCCGAAGCCTGGAACGCCGGGAACGTGCTCGCGGCGCGTGTTGCGGTGAAAGTAGTCATGTTCTCATCCTTGAAATTGAAGAAGGCCCGCGAACGGGCCTTTATGCGTCAGGTATCAGCTTAGCTATCAGCCACGCCAGCGAAGTAGCCGGTTACAACGCCGTGGTCTTTCAGGTCGTCGGTGTCGCCGGAGCCGGAGCCGAAGCGCATCTTCTCGATGGCACGAATCTCGCTGATACCTACGCCGTGCAAGAAGTCATAGTCGCGCACCTGAGTTGTGGTCTTGGTGCGCTGCGCCCACGCCACGCCGATAGCCTGCGCACCGCACAGGTAAACCGGGTCAACGTCGATGCCGCCAGCGCCTACGCCGGTCAGTGCCGCGATTTCAGGGATTTCCCGGACAATCACGCCATCCCAGATCAACGAACCTCCGGTGAACAGCGGGTTATCAACGCCGCGTTGACGTGCATCGCGGTTTGCCTGGGTCATGGTCGAGTTGTTCGCCAGATCACGGAACGCACGCGGGGCGCAGAACAACACGTACCACTCTTCGTCTTCGCTCAAGCGGATCGGGCGAATCTTCGGGCTGGCGGTCTGTGCCATACGCTTCATGAGCGAAATGGCGGCTGGGGTCAGCTTGTCGTTGGTGTTGTCAACGTTGGCCAGCGATGCGGAATGATCGTTCGACGAATTGTTCGACTTGGCCGCACCGAACAGCACGCGGTCAGCGTTATCTACCAGCCATGCGTCCTTGTTGGCTTCGGATGCCGAGGCATAGGCAACGCCGTTGATCGAGCCCAGCGCGGTGATAATCGCGTCACGCATCTTGGTCATCGCCCACATTTTGAGCATGCCCTTGGCGGCGTCGCGCAAGTCGATTGCCGACTTTTGTTCGTCCCAGTTCGACACAGCCACGGCATGGCGCAGCGGTGCGACGGTTACGGCGAACGAGCGGCTATCCAGTGCCTCCTCGTTGCCTTCAAGCGTGCTGTTGCCGGTTACGCCTGCGTTGGTCAGCTCGTTGACCAGTGCGAAAGTTACCTTGTCGCCGTTGGCCTTGGTCAGATCGTCCTTGAGCTGGATGATGGCATTTTCGTCGGTGCCCATGTACCGCTTGAATCGGTTTTCACGGACATACGCCTGGAAAAATTTATCGTCCCAAAGCTGCGGGGTTAAGCCGGAACGGGCGGTTGTATTTGCCATTTTTTGCTACTCCATAAAAGCAAAAAACCCGCTCAATGGCGGGCTCTTGTCTTTGGTTTTTTGGGTCAGCGCAACACGGCATCCAATGGCGTCGGCCCGTCTTGGGCTGGCGCCTGGAATCTGCCGCGTGTGTCTCGCGCTGTTGTCAGCGTTTGCGGGATGGTCGGTTTCTGCGGTTGCTTCGCTTCGTATTCGAGACGGGATTCCAGTCGGGCGATTTCGCGGATCTGCTGGCGCTCAGGCAGATCAGCAATCCGCGCCGCTTCGGCAGGGTTTTTCCCGAGGTAGTACGCGACATCGTGGCCGGCGTTTGACTCAGCGATGCTGTGTGCCAGCTGCTGCGACAGAAACGGCGCTAGGCCGGTGTTCACTACGGCGTCAAAATCGGCATACTTAGCCTGACCGGCGGCAACACGCGCATCAATAGCGCGTTGAAATTCCATCTGCTCGCGCAGTTGGGCTTCCTGCTGCTGGCGTGCCGTCTCTTGCTGTCGCATCGACTCATATTCTTGCCGTGCGTTGTAGCGAGAGACTGCAGCAATGTATTCGTCGTATGTGGCGAACTGATCCAAGGCTGGCGGGCCTTGCGGCTTGTCTGCTGCTGGCTGCTTGGTTTGCAACTCTTGCAGCTTCGCCTCGATCTCTTGCCGTTTACGACGTTCGGCCAGCAATGCGGCCTGAATACCCTTTTGACGTGCGTCCTCCTCTGGTTGCGGCTCTGCTGCTGGCGGCGCAGCTTCTTCTTCGCCCATGTCTACGACACCCACCGACTCCGGCTCGTCGTGTTCCGCAACTTCCTGTTCCTCGATTACTTGCGATTCATCCAATACAGAATCCAATCCATCCATGTGTCTTTGCTCCAAACGCCCGACTAACCCGGCGACGGTTTCGCGCCCGAATGCCCGGCGACGGCTTAAAAAAACCCGCTCAATGGCGGGTTTCGGTGAAACTGTGTTTATGTGGAGTAAAAATTACTCAACGTTGTGTAAATTTACTTCCCGGTCTGGCGGCTCTGCTGGTTCCAACATCTCCGGCATCTGCCCGCCTGAAATATCCGGCGCAGTCATGAGCTGCTGCATGGTCGCTAGCACAAGCTGCTGCACCTGCTCCGGCGTCATGCTGGCCGACATGACTTTCATTCGGTTTGTCTCAGCGTTGTAGGCGTCGATCTCCAGTTTTGCGGCCTGTTCATCGAGCTTGCGGCGCATGTCCTCAATCTGCATCTGGGCTTGCTGCATCGCGTCCTGCATCTGCTGCATCTGCGAGCCGTGCGCCTGATTGGCTGGGTCGCTGCCGTCCATCTCTTCGATGATTTGCTCTTTGTTGCGCAGGCTCGAAGCGCGGATAAGCGCCTTCGGCGGGATTGGCACGCCGGATTTAATCATTTCGGCGAGGGTCTGGAATTGCTCAATCTGCAACGCTGCGCTGGCTGGAACCTGGTCAATCGTGATATCAACATCCAGTTCGGTTACGTTGTTTTTAACGCCAACAACACGCTGCGCCTCCGGGTCGGCTTGCAGTTGTTGCAGCTCTTCCGGGCTCATCTGATAGCCTTGCTGCCTGGCCTGTTCCGCGACCTGCTCGCCCATCGTCATCGGCACGTTCAGGCCGACAAAGCGCAGATTATTTTCGTCGTCAGTAACCCGAACCCACTTTTCCGCAGTCCAGAATTGCCGGATTCGATTCCAGATTGCGCGGTAAACGTCGAGCTGGAACTGGTCAAATGCGTCGAACACCGGCCCAAGCTCAGAGAGCCCAGATTCCTGCCTGGCAATCAGCGCACGGCCCGACATTGACCGCGAGTCGGTTCCAGCCATGGCCGAATTAACGCCAACCGCGTCGATCTCGGTTTTCGCCTCTTGCAGCAAGCTGAATTGGGCGGCGGCCATGTCGCCCGTGTTCAGAACCTCGAACGCCATGTTAGGCATGGTTTCAATGTGACCATCTGGCTTGGCCAGCTCGCGCTTCATGGCGTTGACGTCGGCCACTGCGCCCTTTTCGGCTCGCGTCTGGCGCACGCTCAGCAGGTGCAATGCTTTCGAGCGGCGCTTGTTAATTTCGTCCTGGATCGATATCCAGTTGCGGATCGGGCCGTACCTGTCGCCGTCACGGTCTACAAAGCAAGAGCCGAACACAAAGCCGAAGGCCGGATCGCCATCCTCGTCAACATAGGGCGATTCCATGCGCGACAGCATGCCGCCCTTGGTGAAAACGGAATAGTAGACCTTGCCGCCTTCACGGCTCCAGCATTCGGCAATGCGGATGCGCTTGCGTTTAGGGTCAGTCCAGCGGGTGCGCGGAACGTCGTCGAATGTGTTGCCGCTACTGCTCGCCGATTCCGCGTTTACGGTCGCGCTCAGCACGTCGGTTTTATCAGGCCAGCGTTGTTCTGCCTCGTCCTGGTCCATCCACAAGAATTGGCCGAGGTACTTGGCATCGCTGAAATCGCGGCGGCGCGAATGCGGATCAAACCACATGCGGTCCCAGGCGATAGGGCGCAGCTCAATACAGTAATCACCGTCCCGTTTTTCGTAGACGGCCACATCGATACCGCAAGAGCCCTCGACGATGTGATTATCAAAACACTCCGAGCGTTTGCGATTCCACTTTTGGTCATCGGTCACGAATCGCAGCGCATCACTTGCGGCGTTGGCGGCTTCCTCGTCCTGCGGGTTGCGCGGGTAGGCTTTTGGATTGCTGCGGCGCTGCTGCTCTTGGCCGGCCAGAAAATTGATCTTCGGGGCGATGCGGTTGATTGTAACCACAGGCTGTTTTCGCTTGCGTAGCGCGGCCTCTTCTTCCGGTGTCCATTGCTTGCCGTCGTAGTAATCGCGGTAACGCTCAGACTCTGCGCGCGCGTCAACCGTGGCTTGTTCGGCGGCCTCGTGCCACTGCACAAGCTGGCTCAGTGCTGCGTCATCGTTCATACGGTTTTCCATGTGTCGGCTTCGTCGTCGTAGTCACCGAAGGCCTTTGCCCATCGGTCTATTGGTTTTTTTGTTGGCGTGGCAGCAACAATTGCCGGGTGCGCATCATCCAGCGCCATGCCCAGCAGTGCGCAGACGTCTACCTTGTCGTCATGCTTACCGGCAGGGAATGTCAGGAGCTGGCGCAGCAGCTCTTGTTGGCTGTCGTTGCTCTTGAGCAAATAGACCTTGCCGGATGCGGCACGCGCCTGAAATCCGCGCGCCATTGCAGCCTTGTCGCCCGTGCGGTTGATCCATTCGAAGCGTGCGAATGTCTCGCGTTCGCGGCTTCGTCGAATCAGAAACGGCTCAATCGCCCTGCGTATCGGGCCAGATTCGCCGAACACGGCCAGCGGCTTGTATTGCTTAACCAGGTCCAGAAGCGCGTCGATCCACACATCGGCGGTCGCTTGTCCGCTCCACCAGTCGAGCACAAAAACATTGCCGTCCGGGTCGAGCCCGAACACGCCGTGCTCTGTGTAATCGCCGCCGCCATCAGTCACTGCGTAGTCGCTGCATATGTAGATGTTCAGCGCCTGCGGCTTGGTTTCGTACCATCGGAACCAATCACGCTGAAAATATGTACCCTCTTCTGGTTGCGGTCGCTGCTGGTACAACGCGGACCAATCACGCGGACCGATGTCCGACTTGATGCGCTTCAGCGCCGCAACGTCGTACCATTCAGGCCACAGCGCATGTTCGTTCGGTGTTCCCTCGTTCGCCAGAGCGGGGAGCTCGACAACTTTCCACTGTCCCGGCTGCCGCTCCAGCAATCGCCCTGCCAAGTCGTCATCGTGCCAGCGGGTCAGAATCAGCACGATTGCACCACCCGGCATCAATCGTGTACGTAGCGTTGACGTATACCAGCGCCAGACGGTTTCACGCCTCGTTTCGCTGTCGGCCTCTTCGCGATTTTTGAATGGGTCATCTATAAGGGCCACGTCAGCCCCGCGCCCAGTGAGCGGGCCGCCAACGCCAACATAAACCGATGCGCCGCCGTGCGTCGTGTGCCAGCGGTTCGCCGCTCTGCTATCGCTTGCCAGCATAACGCCGGGGAATAGCCGCGCGTATTCCTCGCTCGCCACAATGCCGCGCACGTCCCGCCCGAAGTCGAGCGCGAAGTCGCCGCTATAGGTAGCGCAGATCAATTGTTTTTCAGGATGTCGGCCCAGATACCAAGCCGGGAAGCGGCGCGATGCCAACTCTGATTTCGTGTGCCGTGGCGGGGCGAAGATCATCAGCCGGTCACACTCGCCACGCTCTACGCTTTCCAGCGCGTCAGCAATAATCCGATGATGCTTACCGGCTTCGAAATCCGGCTTGGTGTACTGTGTAAACTCAATCAGCGACGAACGTGCGCGACGGCGGGATAGTAACTCAGCCGCCGCTTGCGATTTTAACGAGGGCTTCGTCTGTGAGGTGCTTGACTTCAATTGCCCCGCCATCCTCTCCGGTTATCTCTGTCAACTGCGGTGCGTTTGAAATTATCTTGTTTAACAAGAACTTGGCAGCATCAATCCGGGTCGCGCTCACTTCTTGCCCTTGGAACTCGCCAGTAAGCGCATGTTCTTGCAACAGGTTTACTAACTGACTCCCCTTGATTTTTTGCTTGATCTCATCCTGGTGTCGTTGTCTTAATCTGGTTGCCATCGCCTTGCCCCTTACTGGGCTCTTGATCTGTTATTCGTCTACGTTGTCCGGTGTCTGAGATAGGCTTTGCAGCACACGACTGGCGAAAACCAGCAGCAGCAAGGCCACGGCCACAGGTATCGACAACACGGACAGGGAATGGGCCGCTAAACGCGACAACCATCTCCCAGCGGTAATGAGGGCAGCTACGGCATATCGACACAATGTCAGCCCTCCAAATGAAAAAACCCCGCAGCGCATGGCATACGGGGTTTCGGGGTGAGTTATCACCTATACTGGATTTAATTATATACTGATCAAATCAACAGTCAAGAAGCATCGCCACCCATCAAGCGGCCCTTTCGATCAGATCACACAACGCCGTTTCAAGCATGCACATTGCCCTGTAGTAGATCGGGTCAATCCTGTCGAATATCCGCTTGCGTGTTGCCTGCACGGTTCCAAATGACCGGCTGAACTTCTCCGCCATGTCTCGTATGCTCGGCTTGTCCGCCTGGTATGACTGCACACACTCAGCCGCCAGCTTGTCGCCGCAATAGCCGATCTCATCCGCAATCGACATTGCGATTTCAATCCGTGGCTGGCCGAACTTGAGCGCCACAACGGCCCGCTCTGCATACGGCAGCTTGCCGACCTCCAGCATAATGAACTCAGCCTGCACATGCAGATCATGCGCCGACAGTTCGGAGCCCCCGCTGCAGCCATACCGGCTAGTGGTGACAATCTCGCGTGCCTTCATTTCCATCGCCCACTTGATAGCGGCATTGACCGAGCGGAACCTCATTTCCCGCCCTTCTTCTGCTGAGTCTTGCGTGCCAGCCTCTGTTGCATATAGCGGCAGGATGCGCACATCACCTCTCCCGCCTTGATCTCTTCCAGGTTCAACCGCTCGAAACAGTCTTTGCAGTGCTTTTCTTGATAGGTCATGCTGCTTTCACCTCCACCATTAACGCCCCGCCAACCTGCGCCGGGCCAAGTTCCGCAAGCAGTTTGACAACCTGCTTATCATTGCTAAATGCGACGCCTTGCAGCGCATCGAGCGC